ATTTTTTTTTGTTATCACGGAGCACATTGTCTGTGAAGATAGTGTGCTTTTTAGTAGAATGTCTTTTGGGTTTAACCCTATAAATAACCGAGTTATTAACAATTAAAATCTATCAAAGATGAAACATTTCCTTTATGCCTTAGCAGGCATTGTTATGTCCTGCTTACTAGTAGTAGGAGCGGCGTACCTACTTAAACCGAACGCGTTAAAAAACGTGGTACCACAGGAACAAGAAACTGTGGTTATTTTCGATAGCCTCGTCGCACAGGCTATAGCGAATCATATGAATCCTGAGTTTAGTGAAGCCCAGGGTGTGCTCGATTTACGATCTGATATCCTACAGGATAGAAAGATCGACTCTATCTTGGTAACACTGCCGGAGCAAACAGTGTATAACATCGCAAGCGTCTGTAAAAAGAAACATAAACAATTTACGTTAGCGGACTTCTACGACGAATACAATGACAATAAGAATGTATACGACGCGCTGCCCGTCCGACCAGTCGATGTGACTGTAAAAGAACAACAGCCGGCTATGGAGGAGCCACGTGTTACAAAGGATGAAACCTTAGTGTCTGCAACATATAAAGACACTATGATAGGGGGAGCGAAACATGTTATCGAAACTAAACTCTTGAAACAAAATGAGTGACCTCAGATGCATCGCTATCCTTTATCAAGGGGATGAGCTCAGAACACTGGATATGAACGATATCATCAAACTTATTGAGAATCGTGGTAATATCCAAAAAGGCACCAAGCCTTACGGAATTCAGATGACTGGCGATGAAATAGTCGCCAGATGTGTGCAACCTATCATTCCTCATTCGGTTGTAAATCCCAAATCGGAACTAACACCGGAAGAAAATGCAATCATTTACATTGGGACACTGTTTAAATCAGATTTGAGCGATGGGGACGACCTTCATCTGAATTTTATTCAGAACTTCTCAGTGAAATACGCATTCGCGAAAACTAACGGAACCGATCCAGAGTTGGTAAAAGCTGTAGATATCATTGCAAACACCCATCCATTACGGATAAGTAACTCTGTGATGGTAAAATACAGAATAACGAAGGAAGTTATAAATGTAATAGTAAGAGTAGGTAATGTGTAGGACGAAAAGGGCTGTTGTAACAAACAAGCCCAGGCACAAGAATGCTATTCCGTACAAAAGAGAGAAAACGCATGATCTTATTTCGATGTTTACATCGGATGAAGACTATGAACAACGCCGAAAGGCAAGTATTAACAATTAAAACCGTTATCAAAATGGCAAAAGACAAGAAAAACAAGACAGCTGAAGAGCGTGTGTCATCAACCGCTCAAGTACAGAACGAAGATCTGACCGTCGAGGAGGAAATCCGAAAGGGTAACCTCATCGATGAGGATATTGCCGCTCTTGGCGACCTCAAGGACGAAGAGGAGGAAAAAGAGCGGAAAATCCGTGAATACCGCCGTTGCAAGAACATGGCGAAGTATATCAACTTGAAGAAGAAGGCGCTGTTCAATAAGAACCGCCGTGAGGAGCATGCCATGAAGGCATCCCTCGACGCTTCGAAGGAACTCCTTGAGAAGCTTACAAGTTCCAAGATTACTCCAAACGAGTATGAAGAGGAATGGAAGAAGATCTGCAAGGATGAGCGCGATGCCATCGCTAAGAGTAACCAGAAGTACGACAAGCAGCTCCGCGAGCTGAAAGACTGCTTCCCCGGCTATTACTCTTACGAGTGGGATTCTCGCTGGTAGTCCGTACAACAATCAACATCCAACTCTAAGAGCCTATTAGAGCCAGTGAGTAAAACAACCATAAGTCCTCAAAGGTGACCATTGTGAGTCGAACTGTTGGCAGGTTTGGTACATGAATTAACATGTCGAACAAGAGCCTATTAGAGCCAGTTCGGGTGTTGAGCTTCGAGTTCACGAAGTAAACTATGAACACATTCAGATCAAATTGTTATATCTGAGCCTACTAGAGCCGATTCGAAAGGAGGAGTACCATAGAATCATATAATATATCAAGAATGTTGATAACATACTTACAAGAGCCTATTAGAGCCAGTAAGACACTGTTATGTTGAAGACTAAAATAAGGCTTTCTGAGACGTTTTTAGAGCTTAAGTGGATCAGCTACCCACTAGAGTAAAGAAAACGCGTCAGAGAGCCTGTAAATAGCCTTAAATCGAATGTTTTGACTGATCATCACTACATTCACTACTGGATACCTATAGTCGTATATTTATTCGATGAAATGTCAAAGGTATCCATCTCTCATTGAAATCTTAGCGGTCTGAGTTAATCTGTTCGGACGGCGGTTGATATACGAGCCGCATTATAATTGGGTGAATTCAAGGAAGACTAAACATAATAAAGGCTCAAAGCCAACATTGTGCATGTTAACCCTGAGCCAAGCATAGAGTACACTCTATGAAGGTGCAACGACTACTGGAGGAGTATAGTCTCCTTAATTACCAGCTTGAGCGCCCAACATCTCATTTTGAGATGAAGAGATAGTCTCATCTTCACAGAAATGTGAAGTGTAGGAAGAAATTAATTTAAGATATTGTTTAGTCTCTAAATCAGACATTGTAGATTTCATAAAGTTTATTGGGGTAGAAACAAACTGTACATTTCCTACAACATATCCTTTTGAAGAATCTATTCTGTCTAATGATGCACGACACCATAATTGTTCACAATTTCCTTTCTTATTCCAAGTAGGAAGATACAGTTTTAAACCTGTGTATGGACAAATACCGTTTTGTTGCTCCCAAATCTGTTTGAGATCTTTAAGAGTGAGATTAAATTCTTTAAAACGCTTTTTGGCGTTTCTAAAAGAATATCTAAAAGGTGTCCACTCATCTTTATGATTCTGACAATAATTCTTAATATTTTGTTGTGCTTTTAATTGTGCTTCTGTAGGGATGTCTTTATATAAGTTACACCTATATGTAGCAGAACAAGCTCTACAACAAAAATTCTTTCTACCTAATTTAATGTTCCGATTATATTCGGAAAGAGGCTTTTGAGCTTCTTTACCACAATTATCGCAAATAAACGTTACCAAACGTCTATTCTGCATATACTTCTTTTGTTCTTCCATACATATATAACGTGGAGGCAGAAGGAATGGTTGCGTTAAACTAGAAGATTTTGTCGATTCCGCCCAGGTCCACTTTGACAGATACCGCAATCTGACAATTCTGCGATGGTAAACAAACGGCTATGTTCACCACGTACGCCCTCATAAGAGGGCATTTTGGGCCTGACTGGATTAGACGCGCAGAGGAAGTAAATGCATTAACGCTTTGATAATAATAACTGGCAATATTAACATTGCAGACTATACGGG